TCGGCTATGAATACGAGGAAGTCACCACCGAGGTCACGGAGATCCCGTATCTCGACAAACAGGGCAAGCTCAGGACAAAAAAAGAGAAGCACGTCCGGAAGACGAAGAAAATGGTCGTGCCGGACGTAACCGCGCAGATCTACTGGCTGAAGAACCGGCGGCGCGGCAAGTGGTGCGATAAGCCGCCTGAGATCGAAATCGCCGGAACGTCTGAAAACGACGGATTCCTCGAGGCGCTGAGCGCCACGGCTGCGGAGGACTGGGCCGATGAAGAAAGCTAAACTCGTCTTCAGGTTCAAGCCCTTCTCCCGGAAGCAGCGCAAGGTCCTGAACTGGTGGACGGACGGCAGCCCGGTCAGGGACCGGGACGGGATCATCTGCGACGGCGCGATCCGGAGCGGGAAGACAATGTCCATGTCTCTGTCCTTCGTTCTTTGGGCCATGCACACGTTCAACGGCGAGCAGTTCGCCATGTGCGGAAAGACCATCGGCAGCTTCCGGCGCAACGTGCTTTTCTGGCTCAAGGTAATGCTGGCCGGGCGCGGCTACCACTGCGAGGAAAAGCGCGGCGAGAACATGGTCATCGTCACAAAGGGCGACCGGCAAAATTTCTTCTACATCTTTGGCGGCACGGACGAGCGCTCGCAGGACCTGATTCAGGGCCTTACGCTCGCGGGTGTGTTCCTGGACGAGGTCGCCCTGATGCCGGAAAGCTTTGTCAACCAGGCGACGGGCCGCTGCAGCGTGGACGGATCCACGATGTGGTTTAACTGCAACCCGGAATATCCCTCGCACTGGTTCAAGGTCAAATGGATTGATCAGGCAAAGGCCAAGGGCCTGCTGTACATCCATTTTACGATGGACGACAACCTTTCCCTCTCCGAGAGGGTGAAGGAAAGATACAAGCGCATGTATACCGGCGTCTGGTACGAGCGCTTCATCCTCGGCCTCTGGGTGCTCGCCCAAGGGCTTATCTATTCGATGTTTCAGGACGCCATCGGAGAGGCGCCGGAGGGACAGGCCGAGAAATACTGCCTCTCTATCGACTACGGCACGCAGAACGCCTTCGCAGCGCTGCTCTGGGGAAAATACGGGGACGTCTGGTGGGCGGTCCGGGAGTATTACTACTCCGGCCGCGAGGAAGGAATCCAGAAGACGGATGAAGAGTACGCGGCCGATCTGGATGCCGCCTTTGCCGATATCACGCCGGGACAGTCGCTGGAAACGATCATCGACCCGTCCGCGGCGTCTTTTATTGCCTTGCTGCGGAAGCGGCAGCACCGGTACAAGGTGCTCAAGGCCGACAACGCGGTCCTCGACGGGATCCGCGAGACGGCGACCTGCCTGAAAAACGGGAAAATCAGGATCAGCGACAGGCTCACCGCCTGGCGAAAAGAGGCCGAGGGCTATATCTGGGACGAGAAAGCGAAGGACGACAGGCCAGTCAAGACCAACGACCACGCCATGGACGCCATGCGCTATTTCGTAAAGACAAAGCATGTCGCGAAAATCTGCAGGGAATACAGTTCGATATGGAGGGGAAACGATGCTGACTTATGAAGACTGGCTTGCGTGCGGCGAGGACGAGCAGAAAAAGAAAGACTTCATCCTTCGGGCGATCAGCTCGCACAAGAGAAGCGACGAATACAAAGAGGCCGTAGTCGCCCAGCAGTATCTCAAAGGCGAAAACCCGACCATCATGAACTATGAGAAGATCATCTACGACATGAAGGGCCTCGCCCATGTCGACATGTGGACGGCAAATCACAAGATTGCCTCGCAGTTCTACCCGATGGCGATCAAGCAGGTCGTCGCCTATCTTCTCGGAAACGGGGTGCGCTTCACGGAGGACGGCACCAAAAAGGCGCTGGGGCCTCTGTTTGACGAACGTGTCCTGAAGGCTGCCCTGTACGGCGTCAACGACGGCCAGAGCTTTGGGTTCTGGAACTGGGATCACATCGACGTGTTCCGGCTGACGGAATTCGTGCCTGTAAAGAGCGAGGAAACCGGCGAAATCATGCTCGGCATCCGCTGGTGGCGGCTGGACAAGAACAAGCCGCAGCGCGTCACGCTCTATGAGCTCGACGGTTATACGGAATACATCCAGCGCCAGGGCAAGGCGATGGAGATCATGCAGGAGAAGCGGACATATAAAATCACCGTGGCCGAAACCGCGGCGGAGGGCGAGACGATCCGCGAGGGCGCGAACTATGAGAGCTTTCCGATCGTGCCCTTCTATCCGAACGAATACAAACTGAGCGCTCTGCACGGCAGGCGGAACACGCTTGACGCCTACGATCTGCTGACCTCGGACATGGTCAACAACTGCGACGAGGGCAACCTGATCTATTGGGTGCTGACCAACTGCGGAGGCATGGACGATCTGGACGATGCCAAATTCATCGAGCAGCTGCGCACGACCCACGTTACGCACGCCGACGGCGACAGCGGGGCGAAGGCCGAGGCCCATACCGTCGACGCACCGATCGACGCCAGCGACAAAGCCATCGACAAGCTGAAAGCCAAGCTCTACGAGGACTTTCAGGCCTTCAACCCGGAAAGCGTAACGGCGGCGAACCAGAGCGCGACGGCCATCCGGGCGGCCTATGTGCCGATGGATCTGAAATGCGACATCGACCTCGAGCCGCAGGTGACGGCCTTCATCACCGGGATCCTGAAGCTGGCCGGCATCGAGGATCAGCCCAGCTATCAGCGCAACCGGCTGGTCAATGAGACGGAAGAGACGCAGAAGCTCGTCATGCAGGCCCAGTATCTGGATGAGGAATACATCCGGCAGAAGATGCTGACCGTCAACGGCGACATCGACATGCTCGAGGAAATGAACAAGCGCATGGACGCGGAGAACGCCACGCGCCTGAGAGAGGCCGAGCGCCGCCTGAAGGAACTGGAAAAGGAAAAAGCCGGGGCCGGCGGTCAGGAGGAAAGCGAGGCTGAATAATGGCCGACAAAGCCCATGAAATGACTGACGCGATGCTGGACGATCTGGAAAACCGCATCGCCGAGGAATACGCCGTCGCTTCCCGGGACATGCAGCGAAAGCTCCGGGAATACTTCGAGCAGTTCGAGCAGCAAGAAAAGAAGCAGAAGGCCCTGCTCGACGCCGGGAAGATCACTCAGGAGGACTATAACAACTGGCGCTTCCGGCATGAGGCCATGGGAAAGCGCTGGGAGCAGATGAAGGACGTGCTCGCCGCCGATCTGGAAAACGCGCAGAAAATCGCGCTGAAGATCTCCGGGGAGAAGATGCCGGACGTCTACGCGCTCAATGCCAATTACGCGGCCTGGCAGATTGAGCACGACGGTAAGATCGACGCTGGCTTCACGCTCTACAATCACGACACCGCCGAATATCTGCTGAAGGACACGCGGCAGCTCATGCCGGGGCCGTCCACGCGGAAGGCGCGGGAGATCGCCGCGAATGAATCCATGCAGTGGAACAAGGGGAAGATTCAGAGCGCGGTGACGCAGGGGATCCTTCAGGGGGAAGGACCGTACAAGGTGGCCGAGCGGCTGCGCGGTGTGGCCGAGATGGACTATAACGCCTCGGTCCGCTATGCCCGCACCATGACCACCAGCGCCCAGAACGCGGGCAGGTATGAAAGCTATCGCCGGGCCAAAAAGCTCGGCGTGGATCTGACCATCGAATGGCAGGCGACGCTGGACGGACGGACCCGCCACGCACACCGCCTGATGCACGGTCAGCGCACGACCGTGGACGAGCCTTTCGAGACGCCGGACGGCTACACGATCTTCTATCCTGCCGACTGCTCAGGCGAAAGCGACGCGCCCCAGAACGAAATCTGGAACTGCCGCTGCACGCTGCTGGCGTGGGTGACGGGCTTTGAGGAAGAAACCGTGAGAGAATCGCCGAAGATGGGCGACATGAGCTTCGAAGAATGGCTAGAGGCCACGCCGGTCAGCAGAAAGACGTGATATACCGATGTCCGTTGAATTTGAGATCAAAGTTGACAACAGCGCCGAGGTGCTGCGGGAACTGGAATCGCGGAAAGAAGCGATTCTCGAGGCCTGGGGACAGCAGGGCGCGAACTATGTGAAAGATATCATCACGAAAGAAGGCCGCATTGACACCGGCGCCATGCGCAACAGCATCACCCATCAGGTGGAAGACAGCGAGAGCGCCGTCTACGTCGGAACCAACAGCGAATACGCGATTTACAACGAGTTCGGAACCGGCATCTATGCCGAGGGCGGGAAGGGCCGCAAGACGCCGTGGCGATATGTCGACGAGCGCGGGGAAGGCCACTGGACCCGGGGCATGAAGCCGATCCACATGCTCAAGAACGGTATTGCGAATCATGTGGACAAGTTCAAGGGCATTGCCGAAAAACTGTTGAAAGGGTGAAAACCGTGAAAAAGTATCTGTAGGATCCTCCTCCTTTCTTTCTGAGCGGGGCGTCGGCCTTGGGAAAGCCGGCGCTTCGCTCACTTTTATTGGGTAAGAACCGCGAAGCATTGCGGTTTTTATATAACAATCGCGGCCGAGGAACCGGCCCCAAAGAAAAGGAGATTGTGTCATGGCACTTACCAGAAAGTTTCTTGCCGCTCTCGGCATCGAAGAGGGCAAGATCGAATCCATCATCGATGCACACACCGAAACGGTCGACGCGCTGAAGAAAGAGCGCGACGGCTACAAAGCCGAAGCCGAAAAGCTCCCCAAAGTACAGGAGGATCTGAAAAAGGCGCAGGCGGCCGCAAAGGACAGCGGCGAGTACGACAAGCTCAAGAAAGAGTTTGACGACTACAAGGCCGACGTCGCCAACAAGGAACTGCTGGCGAAAAAGACGGCCGCGCTGAAAGAGATCGCGAAGGACGCCGGTCTCTCGGAGGCGGGAATCGCCAAGGCCCTCAAGTACCACGATTTCAGCAAGCTGGAACTGGACGAGAAGGACGGGATCAGGGACAAGTCCGCCGTCATCAAGGGCCTGAAGGAAGAGTGGCCGGAGTACATCCAGACCACGAGAACCAAAGGCGCGAACACCCCGAACCCGCCCACGCAGGAAAACGGCGGAGGAGGCGACAGAGGGAACAGCCGCGCCGCGCAGATTTACAAGGAACACTATGACGCGCTCTACGGAGCGCAGGAGAAAGGAGCCAATGAAAAATGAGTTTCATCAAAACCCCTGACACGGCCGGGCAGGCTTACGCGCCCGGCTATTTTCTCGCAAACAACGAGGACTGCACCCGCCTGACGCGGGAAATCGCGCAGAACCACGCTCAGGTCATCACCGACGGCAACGGCGGCAAGCATGTGCCAATGGGCGCCTTCTGGCCCGCCAACGACAGCGCCACCGTGCAGGGCATCGTCTATGAGGATGTGGACGTTACCGCCGGCAACATGCCCGGCAGCGTCGTGCTCGCCGGCACCGTCTATCTCGACCGGCTGCCCGCCGCGCCCGACACGGGCGTACAGGCCGCGCTTGAGGCCAAGGGCTTCAGGTTCTTCGACGCCGCGCCCGCCGTGACGCGTCCCTACTAAGAGAACAGGAGGAAACAGACATGCCTATCAACTGGGAAAACAACATTCTCGGCTTTGTGCCGAAAGAGGACTGGCTTGACATTCCGTTCAATGTCAAGCGGCAGGGGGATCCGATCGACGGCCTGTTCGGCGACCTGAAAACCGACAACATCGCGGCCAAGTGGCAGAGCCTGAACGCGCAGTATCAGATTCCGGTGATGGCGCAGTTCCACGCCTTCGACGTGGAAACCCAGACCACCGTCCGCACGCCGGTCGACACCCACAGCATCGAGAAGGGACTGATCAAGGTCAAGATCAATCAGTCCGAGCGCATGCAGGCGCTGCTCAAGAGCGGCGTGAGGAACGAGCAGATGTATGACTACGTCATCAACGACGGCATCAACCTTGCCGAGCAGGTCATCACCCGCACGAAGGTCGCCAAGAACGAGCTGCTCGCCACCGGCAAAGTGACGATCAAGGAAAACAACCTGGACCTGACCGTCGATTACGGCGTCGCCTCCGATCAGACCGGATTCGTCCTCGACCTGAGCAAGGGCGCGGACGTCATGGGCCAGATTCAGGGCATCATCGACGCGGCGAAGAAAAAAGGCATTACCCTCACCGGCCTCGTCACCAGCCAGGCGAACCTCACCAAGATGCGCAAGAACACCGCACTGCAGACGGCCATCGGCGGCAATATCGCGGCAGGCGGCCTTGTCCGCGTGAGCGCGCTGAAAGACTTCCTGTCCGAGGAATTCGGACTGAATGAGATCATCGTCAATGACCTGACCTACGCCTCCGAGCGCAAGGACGTCAACGGCGCGATCTCCCAGACCATCAAGCGCTATTACCCGGAGAACAGGATGACCTTCTTCGCCCGGGTAAAC